AAATCAAAAGTCTGATTACTTTTACTAGTAAAGGAAACAAATTTAGAAGTTTCAGAACCCGTAGTACCCCATTGAATTTCCCATTTAGCTTGTCCTGATGCAGCTACATGAAATCCATCTAAATTGATTGTAGAGCCGGGAGTAAAAGAATGGGTATTAGAAGCTCCTGCTGCAACTGCCGCAGCCGTATTATAGTTAAAAAGCTCTAGTGTGTCTTGTTCATTAACATTAACTCGTAATTCACCTGTGGTAGTAAGAGAGAATGGGGCAGTCTGTCCAGTAACATATGTAGGTGCTGCCGTAGTAACAGCACCCTGTACTAATGGTCCATTCTGACCAGTCGTTGTTGAACCTTGAGCAAATTCTTCAACTGGATTGATTGTCGTACCAGCTGCATTTGCTACTTCCACTGTTACATCTGTTGCAAGTGCCCTTACTGGTAATCGTGCATCATTATCTGCCATATTAGTTCCCCGCTAAACGTTTTTGTAATTCGTCAATATGTTTTGTCGTTGCGATCATATTTTCATTAATAGTTTTCTTTTCTTCATCTAATTCCATTAATCTTAAATCCATTCGTTGTATATTAAGTTTCATTGTATCGAGTTCAATCTGTAAGCGTTTTTGATTCAAATGCCGATTGGGGTCTATATCAGACATTATTCACCAAGAAGATTACATCTAAATTGACGAAGCCCCGGTCCATAATGTAGAATTGTTACAGTGATAGTGTCTCCCATAGCAGTAACAATTGGAGCAGTTTCATAATCCACATCAAGGGTTTGTTCAGCAGCCGAAGTGCGACCACCCCCTACAATCACTCCATTTTTCTTAATTAAAAATTCCCCTACATATGTTCCCCATCCTATTAATTGTGATATATGAATAGGAGTAACAACAGTGTAAGTGAGAAGTGTTGTTTCAATCGTTGCAGGAATATTGTCATTCGTAGCAAAGATATTAACACCAGTTCCACTAGGAGTAATTACTATTGGAAGTGGTGATGGACTTACAAAATCATCATTAAAACTTGACATTAGCCGCCAATTGTCGTAAGTCTATAAGCAGGAGCCGCTCCACCATATTTCAAAGAAATATTACCAACGTTATTTACATCATCTAAAACAATAGATTCAGTAGCCTTTAATTGTCCAGTAGTATGAACTCCATCAAGACTATAAATAACTAAATTCGTTCCAGAAGGATCATCGTTCTTTAGAAAAATGACTTGAGCCTTTTCTGGAAGGGTAATAGCGACAAAACTTGCTGTAAGAGCCACAGTGCTTTGATCTTGATAGTAATTGCGTGTATCCGGTCCAGCCGCCCCAGTCATCGCTACATTCGTTACTGCGGTTTGGGGATTAGAACCAGTTCCACTCACAATCACCCCTACACGAGCATAAGAAGAATAGTCTGCATTAACTGCAGCAGCAATTTGCGTCGCTGTTGATGCACCACTCTTAATTGATACATGAACTGTTTGAGTGGCGGGATCATAAGAAGCTTTTTCTAAACCTGCTACTGAAAGCAAATTATCATACGTAATAAAAACCGGAGTAGCGAATGATGCCTCAGTATAGGTCAAATCTTGAATAACAACAGAATTTTTTGTAATAGTAGGCATTTAATTCTCCTAGTCCTTGTGTGGAAGGCGTTTTCGCAATTTATCTAATGGCATGGTGCGTGCTTCTTCTTCAGAAGGTTCTGGCCCATCCCCTTCTGTTACTCCATCTTCATTTGGATCACCTGCGTGCATATGATGAACCTCTACGCTTGTTTCCCCATCTGAATATTCATCCTTAGCTCGCACACTTTTAACAGTGCCGTGAACATGTAGATGAACTTTATCACCAAGTTGCGCCCCTTCCATTTCAGGCATATCAATGTGCTTCACACCAATCATTGTAGGAGAGGGTTTGCCTTTTGTATGTTCAGGTGTTGACATTTCCATATTAGTCCTCTTTAACTCCAATCTTTTTACGCATTTCTTCCAATGCCATCTTTTCCCAATCGGCATCATTCACTTCAATCTTTCCTTCTTGTTTATAGCGATAGGAGTCACCTTCTTCTGAAGTACACACCATTGGAATACAAATACAATAATGTTCTCCCACTTCACAATCAAGGTCTTTATAGTCTGTTTTCTTTAAATGAAACTCAATGCCTTTTGTTACGGGCACGCTCATGTGGGACCGCTTCGCATGGTGAAGATCGTCCATTAGATTCTCCTTAAATTTGTGGCCCTTTTTAAAGAAGGGCCAAAACTTTTGTTCGAATTTTAATATTTAAAAATTCGAAACTCCCACCAATTCAATCGCACGAACAGGGTCCAGTACGGATGTTACCATCCAGAACTTTTCTCCGACCGTGGAAATCTGATCAATAGGATCAGCACTACCAGCACTACCTAGCGGTTTACGGAAGGTCTTAACCGAGCTGTTACCAGCCAGATCAACAATACCAATCGCACCACGACCCACAATATAATTGCGGTATGTGATTGCGCCAGCACCATTCAGACCAGTTTGGGCATTGTTCGATTCAATGAATCGCACACCCCAAAGCTTTCCGATCTCACCTTTGAGCATAGGCATCTTATCCGTATATTTATTGATATCAATGAAACCGCCAACAGCAGTTTCACTCATCAAGTCATATGCAGTCGCGGTGGCAACCACCGAACGATAGTCTGTGTCAAAGGGTCGGGTTCCGACCACTTTCAGAGTCTTAGCAGCTTTGCGAATGTCTGCAGCAGCCACAACAGCCGTAACCGCACTTTCACTAACTGCGCCACTCGCATACTGCGTAGTGACGTTGCCATGAAGGGCATTACGAATGAGAGTGTCGATGGAGAGGGACGCACGATAAGCCAGAAGTTCTTGAGCTGCTTCAACCACCGGGTCGATGGCTTTCAGTTCAATCGCATCAGACAGCGTAACGAAATCTCCATACTGCAAGGGCGTCGCAACAATCTGCAGCGCAGACAGATTCGTAGCCGTCGGAATAGTTCCCGGCGTCAACGGATTAACGTTCGCAGCCAACTGATTGTAACGCGTCCAAGTAACGGTATTACCGCTACGAGCAGGCATCTTTTTCTTTTCACACAATTGGTCAAACACCATTGTGAGCATCAAACGATCAAGGAATTGCCGGTCATAGTATAGGTTATTAGGTGATATCTGTACGCCTACACCAGAACCGGGAATTTGTGGGGAATCAGGAAATGCCATTGTTAATTACCTGTCAGGAAAATACCCGACATATTTTTGGTCAACTAGTCCCTTTCTACCTCTCCAACTTGGCTCACCACATGCTTACGCAATTCAGCGAGACTTAGTTTAGAAAGATCAGGGGCTGTCGTACCAGCAGCTTTTCCACCACCCGTAACAGTCGTACGTGACTCTCTTACGAGGTTTGCGTCAGCGGTCTTGCGGCCATTAGCTTCAGCCGCTTTAATTGCTTCGGCACTATTGTTCTGACGAGCCAGTTGATATAAGGCATCCACTACCTGATCCATTGGTTTAGTGAAGTCAACCGGACAATTAGGATCGTTCATAATATCAGAAATTATTGGCTCCAATTTCTTGAAGTCTGGATAGTTTTCTGGATCATTTCTACGTTCCGCCACAATCATTCGAGTTTGCACTGTGCGCAATTCATTTGATTGTGCTTGTAATTGTTTATCGTATGACTCTTTCACTCCCTTAAGATGTTCTTCCCAGTAGGGGGTTAATACTTCAGGGCCTTTATCTTGAAACTCTTTCAGAAACTGATCACGATTGTAAGGTTGCTTTCGCATCTCAGCTAGATGTTTCGCTTGGGCATCCATTGCATTCTGAATCGCATCTAAGCGTTTTTCATATGCAGAACGATTCTGCGTTTCTCTAGTATAGGCGCGTTGAAGCTCCTTATACTGTTTCTCGTAATCTACTGCGGGTTGGACAGGACTAGTCTTGGTTTGGGTGGAAGCTACATTTGCTTCACCAGTTTCACCTGTCGCCGTATTGCCTGCATCATTATTGGGGCTTACATTGCTGGCACCGCCAGTTGTATCCTCAGTTGATGGTGTGACTTCTTCATTAGCCATTTAAGGCTCCTTTCAGGGTCGTCCTATTCGGATTCCTGTTTTTGAGGTAAGGCTCTATTGGCCAAATCCCCTTTTATTATTAAAGCGGTTGCAAAGTGGAGAATTTCCCCCCATGCTTTATTTCCTAACCTAATTGCTTCAGCTTCATCAGATGTTTTTGCATTAAGCCATTCGTTCTTTTTATCAGCAATCTTTTTCTCAATTTCTCTAACTAAAAGTTTGTAGCCGGGGTGTTGAACAAACCCTCTCATTACTGCGGCTTCATTTGCAGCTAATTCGAGTTTAGCAAGTTGTGCTGCTGTTAAATCTTCCATTTACTTTCCTTTCTGGCTTACCACACCTTTAGTAGTTGAAACACGTCCATTATGCAAAGCTTCCATTGCTAGGTTAGAAACCTGTGGAGGAGGTGGGGCTTGGGGAGGAGTTCCACCTGCCATTCCACCCGGAGCTTGTGCAGATGGCATAGGTTGAGTAGCCTTTAAGTTTACATCATCTGGACTCATATCCATTAATGTCCAAACTTGCTTCATAATATAAGTAATTGAATTAGGATCAAGTACTGGGCCGAAGATTCCCATGAAAGATGTGAGTTGTTGAATCTTAGACTCTTTATCAATTAAATCAGAGATTCCTCTCATTTGAAAGGTTACTCCAATACGAAGCATATCTGGTCCTGCTACAGTTTCTTCAAATGCTTGCGCGTATGGGTCCATATCTTCTTCTGTATCTAAAAACTGCAAATCTAATTCAAAGATAATACGAAGAAGTTCTTTAAGAGTAGTTTCTTCTAGCATCTTTGTAGCAGTACCATATTTCTCTAAGGCTTGCCCTGTAATAAGTTGGGCTCCTTTTGCTGTGCGACCTAACGATCCGCTAGATGGCGAGCCTTGTAAAGACTGTGGTACAGTTGCACTATCAATATCATTCTGAATAGCGGCTGCTTCATTATAAGCATCCTGAGTAACATTCTCTGTCTTAAGGTCTTCAATAGCATTCATATCATCTGTTAGAATGATGCCATTTGGTGAGGACACCAAAGTATCAAGATCAATATCCGCATATATATTAACTTTCCACATCCGGTTAATAATGATGTTGATATTGTCTAAACGCTGCCGTCGAATTGTATTTAGTTCATGCTGAAGTGGAATGATTGGCTCAATCAGTCCTACTCCAAACCACTCATTAGGAACACTAAATAAAGCAGCCCTAATAATAGGCCGTCGTTGATGATGAAAGGGATTACTAATTGCTTTAAGAAGCCACTTTCGATTCGCGATCACGATCATTGTTTCTTCACGAATCCCATCCCCATCTAGATCACATAAACCCCAGCGGGTAAGAAGTTCTACCTGATTTTTGGCGATGTAAGCCGTCGTCAACCCACGAGATGAGTTCCGCACTTGACGACTCTCTTGAAGGGTGTTGATTGATCCCATCTCGATTTTCTTCACGTTCTCTGGATCAAACAATGGATAAGACCCACTTCCTAGCTCACGTACTTGTTCTACATCCATCCAACTCCGCACCCATATAGCCTTACTATCATGCTCATCATGGGCTTCAGGATCAGGATAAACATCTAGCACATCTAGCACTTCGATTTCAGGACGCCGCTCTACTGCTTCATATATCTTTTCTTCTTTCCAGCCTAAGATTGCATTCTTCTGAACAGTGAAACCCATTATAGTCTTTGGTCCTCTAATGGCAGTGCGTTTCCACACCCAACGTCTTACCACTTTCCAATAAACATAAAAATAAGATGTTCCATACATCAAAAGCTGTTTTACAAAACTCATAAACTTCACAAAGAACTGAGCCTGATTTAATTGGAACTTTATGAGTTTACGAATCACTTCTGCAATTGCCATATTCTCTTGTGAAGGAGAGTCGGGCATCACATCAAAGAAATGATCATTCCCAAATACCATTGTCA